GAAGCACTGCGAACTGGCGGCATCACCGCTGCAGATCGTGAGCCGCTTCTGGAAACGCTAGAAGAGATCAAGGCACTGTTGACCAAAGACGCGAAGCCGGCCCCCACTTCGCAAGGTCTGCAGCCGCAGCAAGTGGAACAACTGCGGCAGCTTGAAGCTGCCATTAAATCATACCGAATCTGAGGAGCCATACCATGGACCTGAATCAACTGTTGGCCGCGTTTCAAACCGCCAGCGCAGAAGTCAAAGCACAGCACGCAAACCACACCGCCGAACTCGCCGCGCTGAAAGGCGAAGGCAAGAGCCTGCAGGACGCGCAAGCCGCGTTGAAGGCATCCACTGAAAAGCTGGCCGCTGACATGAAGAAGGTCGACGACCTCCTGATTGCCATCCAGCGCAAGCAGTCCGAAGCCCCCGTTGTCGCCACCGTCGAACGCAAGAGCATGGGCCAGCTCGCTGTTGCCGGCTTCGACCTGAAAGCCGTTGCCAGTTCGCTGCGCGGTGAAGTGCGTCTCGAAAAGAAAGACATCACCAGCCTGTCTGCATCCGCTGGCGCTCTGGTTCGCCCCGACCGCGACCCAACGGTATACACCGAGCCGAACCGCCGGATGCGTATCCGCGACCTGATCCCGTCCGTGCCTGTGACTTCGGGCAGTGTCGAGGTCATGCGCCAAACGACCCGCGCAACCAACGCTGGCCCGCAACAGGGCTTGTCGAACTCGTCCACCGCTCAGGGTGCCGGCGAATTCAAAGCCAAGCGCGAAAGCAACGCGGTTTTCTCGCTGGAGACCTACCCGATCCGCACCATCGCGCATTGGGTGCCGGCTTCCCGCCAGGTACTGGCAGACGCTCCGCAGTTGCGCAGCATCATCGACATCGACCTCAACTATGGTCTGCAGCTTGAAAGCGACGACCAGTTGCTGAATGGCGACGGCACCGGTCAGAACCTAACCGGTCTGATGGTCGATTCCGATGTGCCTGATATCGGCGGTCTGCCTTCCGGCACCGACACCGACTATCTCGGCGCTGCGATGATCGACCATATCCGCTCGGCTATCACTGAGTGCCAGACCAGCGAGTACTACAACATCAACGCCATCATCATGAACCCGGTAGATTGGGCAGTGATCGAAACTGCGAAGGCAACCGATGGCCATTACCTGATGGTCGCGATGCCCTCGACCACCAGCGAAGAGCGCGTGTGGCGCGTGCCTGTGATCATCACCAACGCGATGACGGCAAGCTCGTTTATCCTGGGTGACTTCACCTTGGGTGCTCGCTTGTACGACCGCGAAGACGTCACCGTGCGCATCAGCGAGTCGCACGAAGACTTCTTCGTCAAAAACGGCGTTGCGATCCTCGGCGAAGAGCGTTACACGATGGCTATCGTGCGGCCGCTGGCGTTTGCGAAAGGCTCGTTTGAAGTCGAAGCGACTTGATCTAACCCCGTAAGTGATTGATGGCGGCACTGGAAACTGTGCCGCTTTTTTTCATGCGTAAGCAGCCATACGAAACGAAAGACCTTTCCCCGGACAGACTGGAGAACAAAACCCGTGCGAGTCTGGAGCAACGAAGCAATAGAATCACCCGTGTCGTCTGCCTCGCTTGCAGCGTATCTGCGACTGGACAGTGCGGACGATCCCACACTGACCGGCACGCTGATCGTCGCCACACAACTGGTTACTGATTACTTGAACCTGTCGCTCCTGCGGCGGGCGTTCAACTTGGTTTATTCGTTCTGGCCCATGCAGGGCAGCGCGGCCTATGGTCTGTCCGGGCGCGAGAATGCCCCTGCTGCATCCGTCATGCTCCCCTATGCCGCGTTCGAGACTGTCACCGTAGAGCGCGTGTCGCTCTACGCTGAAGACACCGCAGACTTCCGCGTGCTATCCACCGCCCCCGCTGCTGTCGAGTTCATCGGCGGCGTCTACACTGGCGGCGCTGGTGACGACGAGGATGCGATCCTGATTGAGTACACCGCTGGCTTTGAACCCACCGGCAACAGCGGCACCGACGACAACGGCGTACCTGAGCCGATCAAGCAAGCGATCCTGATGATTGCCGCTTACCTGTTCGCGCACCGTGGCGCGTGTGACACTGGCAACGCGATCACTGCCAGCGGCGCGAGCGTGTTGCTGTATCCGTTTCGGCAATCGCCGGTGGTGCTATGAACTCAAGCCTGGAGGCAAGAGTCGAAGCGTGGCGCATAGTGTCGCTGGCATCAATCTGCGCACATGCCCCCCGTAATCGCGTGGCGCTGTATTGCTGGGCCGTCAACAAGTGGGCCGATGCGCTCGCGTGGCTTGTGGGGTGCGGCAAGTGAAGTGCTGCGATATATACCCCGGCCTGCTGAATCGGCAGGTCGATTTGCTGCAGAAGTCGCGCACGCCTGACGGCGCTGGCGGCTGGACTGCATCCTGGACGCTGGTGCTGCGTCCTTGGGCATGGATGAAACCGGCCAACGGGCGCGAGGTAGTGTACGCCCAACGGCTGGATGGAATCGGCCCTGTTTACGTGTACTGCCGATACAACGCGCTGATCAACGAAACGCTGATGCTGAGATACGAAGGCCGGGACTACAACATCCGGTCTGTAATCGACATCGAGATGCAGCACACATGGATGGAGCTGGTTTGCGAACGTGGGGTGGCGAATTGAGAATCCGTGGCGTAGGTGAAGCGATCCGCAAGCTGGCCAGCCTGAGCGGTGCGCAGTTTGATGCGGCGGTGCAGCAAGTCTCAATGGCAGCCGCGCAAGAGACCCGAACCACTGCGGTCAAGTCTATCCAGACTGTCAGCTTTGGCAGCTACCAGCTACGACGCAAGCAGGGCGGCGGTAGGAAGCCTGCAGCGAAGAATCGTTTCCGGGTGGTATCACGCCCAGGCTCGCCGCCAAACACCGACACCGGCGCTCTGGTGCGGTCTATCGCTGCGCAGCGCTGGGGAAAGACTGGCGCGAGAGTCGGCAGCTCGATTGCCTACGCGAAGTGGTTGGAGAACGGCACGCGCGGCAAGAACGGCGGCACGCTCATGGCGGCGCGTCCGTGGCTGGCTCCGGCTGCTGACAAGACGGATGTAAACGCGGTGGCAATGAAGATCATCCCAGAATTCCTTAAGCGGCAGTTGTCCAAATGAGCGCCGCCACCGCACGCCAGGCACTACTCCGCGCACTGATCACCCGGCTGGCATCGCTGGTGCCGGCTACGGTCAAGGGCGTTTACAGCCAGCCGCCGCAAGTAGACGACCCGGAGAATGACGACGCGTTCCCGTACCTTGTGATCGACAGCATCGAACTGGTAGACCTCGGCAGCGACACGACGAGCGGTTATGACGGGCTGATCAGGTTGTCATGCCAGACCCGCACTGAAGGCGAACTTGTGGCGGCAGAGATTCAATCTGCCGTGTATGATTTGCTGCATGAGCAAGAGGCTTTATTGATCGTTGACGGCTTCGGTGTGTCATCGGTCATGGAAGAGGCAAGCGCTGTAACTCCGCTTGCTGACGGCATAAGCCGTGAAGGCTTGCAGAGTTTCCGTATTTATTTCGAGCCTGTGGAGGGCTGAGACATGAGCGTAGGTATTGGCATCGTAGGCCGCCAGGTTCTCTTGACCGTAGGCGGCGTCACAATCTTGGGCGTGCAAACGAAAGGCATGACCTGCAACAACGAACGTCTGGACACCAGCGACGACAACTCGGGCGGCTGGGCTGAGGCGATGGCGATCACAGGCGAGAAAGCGATCACTATCCCGATCAGCGGCGTGTTGAAAAACCTCGGCCTTCTGGCTGGATACTTCAACGGCGGCGGCTCCGGTTCGCAGATGTTTGAACTGCAGATGACGTACCCTGATGGCTCGGTGGCAGAGGGTGACTTCTTTCTCGATTCATTCAGCGAGACTGGCGAATACAAGGGCCTTAAAACCTTCGACGCCAGTTTCAGCAGCTCCGGCGAAGTAGTGTTCACCGCTGGCACGGCGTCCTGATTATGGCCATTGTCAAATCGGTAACGATCAGTTGGAAGGGGAAACCGTATCGCGTCGATGTGACGATGGCACTGATCAACCGCATTGAGGAAGACGTTAACCTCATGCGGCTGGCCTCGCGCTTGCAGTCACGCGATCCACCACTTTCGCAAGTGGCTGTCGTGTTCGCGCACTTGCTCACCGCTGGTGGCTGCACTGTCACCGACGCGGAAGTGTGGGAAGCGATGTTCGGTAACGGCGAAGAGACTGCGGCGCAGGTAGTGATGGCCGCTACTGCCGCCCTCGGTTGTGTGTTCCCCAACGTACAGGTCAAGGCGCTGGAGGGAGTCGATAGCCCAAAGGGAAAGCGCCAGACCGCTACCCGTGGGAAGAAGTCTACCGGATAGCGGTCGGTGTGCACGGCCTGGCACCGTCAGAGTTCTGGTGCATGTGTCCGTGGGAAGTGTGGACTTTCATTGACGCGAAGATTCCGCCGCGCAAGTTCGGCGCGATGAGTCAGGAAGATGTAGAGGCGCTGTACCAACTCAACGAGGAGCTAGAAAGCAGTGGCGAAGAGTAGCGGCACCCTCGGCAGCGCGGGCAGTGTTGTTGTTGAATACGACGCGGACACGACCGGCTTTCACGCTGGTACGCGGCGCGTACAGAAAGAGCTTGGTGATGTTGCCAGCGACGTAGTAGACAACGCGGCAACGTTCGGCAAGTGGGCCTTCGCTGCCACTGCCGCTGC